GTCAAAAGTTATCTTGACCTTTGGAATCGCCATCAGTCCATCCCTGCCTTCTTCACTACATCCTGCACCATCTGTGCATATTCTCTAGCAATAATAGGCAAATAATAATCCATCGCAGGATTGATCCAGTATCCCGACTTGTTATATGGAGCCTTGAATCTGTCCGTGTAAGCGCGACCGCGACGATCGACGCCGCGATGTGATCCGTATTCAGATCCCCAAAGCAATGCGCCTGCAACGGCTTGACCTTGCTTGACGACTGTGCCGCCTTTGCGCTTTTCGCCGCCGTATTTGCGACCGACTTTCTTTGTGCCACCGACATCGACGCGGATCAATCGATCACGCTTTGGTGCAAGTGATTCAGCGACCTTGACGGCCACTGGCGTGCGCGATGCCTGAGCAAATTGCAGCAATTGTCCGGCAAATCTTTGTGACAGTGGCAATGCTCGATCGCGGATCTCTTGCTGAGATTCTTTCGGCAATGAGCCAAGCAATCTGATCAGATTCCGAAATTCAACAGGCTCGACCGTGATGGCCATTGTCCCTTTGCCTGCTTTAGCCATTCCGCTTCTCCAGAATCTCGATCGCTGTCATGATCTGCTCCGCTGTCTGCCATTCGCTCATCGGGATTTGCGTGGCAATTGCCAGCTCCACGATTGTGCGATTTAAGCTTCCAGCGGCGTAACTTTTGGGCTTTCGACTTCACCTGTCTGAATGTCCGAGACTGTCTCGATCCAAGCTTCATAAGGCTTGACAGGCTTGCCAGCTGCTTCTCGCTTCATGGCGTGATATGCCAAGAAAAGTAGATCGGAGATCCCGATCTTGTCTGCAGCTTGTGTGATGGTGTGGCCTGTCTTGTTCTCCCATTTGCACCACTCAGGCGGAGCTGCCACATAAGTGGCAACCTCGCCCGATGTGTATTCAATTGTGATATTTGTTTTCATGCTCCCGATCTCCTTCTTAGCTAAATGTCTCGGTAGGTGTACCGACTACTGTGAATGATAGAGACACTGTCTGTGCGTCCGGTGCTGCACCGCCGACTGACGGGAACACTGGCAACACATTGCACGCAAAGACTGCGCCTGTGACGGCTGTCAATGACACTGCAAGTGTCGTGTTTGGTGCAGATTCGCACGCTGTCCAGAGAGCTTCGCAGAGTGATCCTGATGCGCCCCAGTCTGCGAGCATTTCGACTTCAAGTGTCCACTGATCATCAATGGCCTTGTAAGCGCGGCCATCGAGTGTCTGATATGTCTCGATGGTGTGCTCATTTGATAACACGACAGATGATGCTTGTGCATCGTAGCTTGTGGTCGCGATCGTCAGTGCGAGATCGCGTCCGGTGATGACGGTCGTTGGCATAGCTTTGTCTCCTAGTTTGTTTGTGTGTATTGAGTGGATATTTCAATCTCGCAAGCGAGAATGTCGGACGCTCCGATTGAAATTGGCATTGGATTAGACACAGAGCCGACTGTGTAACCTGACGGAATAACCGCCAGAATGCTCATGACTAGCTGCTCGATGTTGTCGAGCGCGGCGGCATTTGAGTACATTGCAACGCCGACAGTGATGACAAGATTGACTTTGACACGGGTTGATGTGCCAATGAGATTGGCTTCAAGATATGGCGATGCTGGCACGACTGCAGCAAATGGCACGATTGGAGATTCTGGGACAGAGTCATATGTGTTGGCGGCAACGCCTGCGATGGCTGTCTTGATTGCGCCTCGGACGCTTGTGGCAATAGTTGATGCTGGCATCAGCTCACCATCGATCGAGTATCGACCAAATCACCGAGCAATCCAATGCATCGATTGGTCAAGCTGCGCCCCATTCTGAATGGCGTTGGGCTAAAGTCCACGCCTTCGATCTGACCGCCTGCAGCTGTGCGGCTTTGGAATACTTCGACCGCTACTGCAAGGATTGCGCTTTCGACATTTGGATTGCCGATGTAATAAGTGGCCGCGCCATAGCCGGATAGGGTTGCAGTGCCATTCGGAATGATCTGACGGATCGAGACATCTGCATTTGTTAGCGCGGCCGTGAAATAAAGATCCTCAGCCTTTGTGACTGTAAATGTGGCAGTAAATGGCGCAGGCATCTTTGTGACGACAACTGACTGGCCGACTGCAAAAGTGTGTGGCTCCCGTGTGTAAAAATAAGCAACATTTGAAACAAGCTTGTACTCAGTGATGGCTGTGGTGTTTTGCACAAGGATTGGCAGGATCACGCCTTCGGCCGTGTCAATGATGTCGTCCAAATAGGCGTCATTGTAGAGAGATGAGCTCACGCCAAGAATTGATCTCAGCTGTGAGGCTGTAACGATTGCTGACATGAGCTCATCCCTTCTACTGCTCGGCCATCTCGGGAGCGAAATGGCCGATGGTTAATTGGTGGCGATTACGCCTTGTTATTCTTGAACGCGCCTGCACCGATCTTGGTTGCAATTGCGCCGTAGCCGTACATCATGATTGAGATTTGTCCGGTTGCGATTACATCTGCGCGCAACTGGAATGTTGGTGACTCATACCATGTGTAGGCATCTGGATTGACGATCAAGATTGATCCATCTGTGTCTGTTGTTGCAGCTGTGTTAGCTGTTACATAGAGATCAAGTCCTGCGACATTGCCGCGGACTGAATCTGGACGAACTACGCCGCCAGCGTTTGATGGCTGTGATGCGTTGTAAATTGGACGTCCGCTGTCGTTTAGTGACATCGCGTTTGACCATTGGGATGTATTCATGATGATATTGCGAGCAAAGCCTTGTGTGCCTGCATAAACTGATGCAGCACCGCGAGCAATGATGCCAAGCAATTCGGCAGCTGTTGGATATGTTGCAACTGTTGTTGCATCAGCTGATGCGCCAGCGATCAATGCTGCATTCACTGCAGTATCTGTAACCTTTGCATATTGCGCAGCCATGTTGCGCATCAATTCATCAACGAATAGTGGAGAGCTTCTGTCGAAAAGCTCCACGCTGAAGGTTTGGGAGCCACTGTACTTTTTGACAGATACTGAGAGGAACTCAGAATTTTGATCAACATCTGCAACTGTGCCACCTTCAGCTTCTTCTGTGACGCTAGGGAGCTGAGTAATTTTTGGAATCTCGAATGACATACCAGCGTCAGGCAATGTGCCACGGCTGATTGCATCGATGTTGCTACGGGTTGCATTTGCAAGGCCGTTGATCACGGTTGTGAGCTGGCGTGTTGGTACAAGACCAGCATTGTCTGTGGTGTCTGCAGCGGCGGCGACATAAGCGCGAGCTTCCTCAGATCCCATTGCTGCCTTGATTGTCATCTCAAGCTGCTTTGTAGCTGAGAAATCTAGGCGTGGCTTTGCTGTGAATACGCCAGTGGTGCTGGCGGCTGTGACTGACTGTGCGGCTTCAACCGTCTCTGTAACGGCTGCCGCGTCTGTGACGGTGTTTTCCACTTCGTCTCCTTCTGTTGTTGGTGTTGGTGTTGCATCCTCATCCGGTGCGGATTCGGAATTTTCATCGCCTTCTGTTGCTGCGACTTCTGCAACGCGAGCTGATCGCACTGCAGGCTCTGAGACAAGCGCAACGCCTGTGAGCTCAGCCTTCAAGACTTTCATGTATCCCTTTTCTTGCACATAATCATCGACGGCCAATTCCACGCTGAATCCATCGCGCAATCCATCCATTGCTTCGATCAATGCGTCATTGCCAGCTTGTGTTGAGCTGATCTTGAATGTGGCGTTGATTGCTGAATCGCCATCGAGTGACATCTCCATGCTGCGACCAATTCGGCGTGTGCGATCGTGCTCAAGATTCAAGAATACTTGCTGAGGCTCGATCGACCCTTTTGCAAATACGACTTTGCCAGTGCTGGCATTTGCAGGCTCATCAAATGCGACGATGCGACCGGAAATCGTGCGAGATTCCGAATCGGCTGCAGTGATTGTGATTGGTGTTGTCAGTTTCATCCGATGATGTCCTCTGCTTCTCTGATTTCGTCAATGGTCATTGCACCAATGCGATTAAGTATTTCGTACACTTGCGCTCTTTCGAGTGGATTGCCGCGCAAGAAATCGTCCAAATCAAAACGCACATATTCTGAGGCTGGGGTGAAATCCGTAAGTGAGAGCCTCTGTTCAATAATTGTGAGGATCGGACGAATCGAGAAATCGATCAGATCGCGACGCTGATTGACAGCGTTTGAGTAAGTCGTACTTGATGGATCAGCTGACGCGAACCATGCCGGTAATCCGATCGCTCTGCACAGCTCCAAAGCCAAATACTGTCTCGCTTCATTCATCTGCAATTGCTTCGGATCAAATCCGACAGTCTCTAGTGATACATCTGCGTTGAGCACTGTGACTGACTTTGATGTGCGATTCAAGAATGTTTCTTTGAGTGCCTGGAGTCGCTCCTTCGGCAAATTGGTGCCATTTGTTTTGACGACCATTTGTGGCGCAGGATTCAATGCGAAATCGTAGGCAGCGCGCTCCAAAGCATGTGCAGCTCTTACTGTACGGCCTGCGCGATTGAGCAATCCTTCTTGCATGTTGCCAAAGACCACAAGCTGCTCAGGCGCGATCGTAATTCCATCGACTGTGTAGCTTTCGATCTGTGTGCCGTTGGCATTTGTAAAGACGCCGACGCGCTCAGGCGCAACGCGCTCCATCGCTTGAATGCGTCCGGTGTCTGCATACCGCTGAGTGACGACTGCATACGCCGCTGGACGAAATAGCAAATCCTCAGCGATCCATGCCCAAAATTCTGCGCCTGTGATTCGTGGATCAGGCTGATTGATCACGCGAGCTGATGAGACTGTCTCTCTTGTGGATTTGTTCTTTGTCTCCAATGGCAGTGGCCACAGTGGAGCAAATGATTCCGCGAGCGCGTGCAATTACTGGCACGCCCATTGCCTCAGATCGAGATGCTGATTGAATGCCGCCGAAATATGGCGCACCGATTGAATCGAGTGAATTGACCGGAGCCAAAGACGCATCGACGATGTTATCAATCGGCTTGGCTGCAGTGAATCGATCAAATAATCCCATGCGCCAATTTTGCCCCAGCGTTACAATCAAAAGACCATGATGTCAAGATCCGTCTCTTGGCGTGTCGCGAAATGCGTGACCAGCGCACATGCAACCGTCGCGCAGACAGTGCTCTGTGATGCCCGTCGTCCGATAGTCCATCCACCATCCCCAAATTTCAGCTTGGCCGCTGACAAGACTTGTTTCGTCAATTCGGGTTGATTGATGTGTCTGAGTCTCTTTGATGTGACCGCTCCTAAGAATTCATCGCACGCTTGCCCATAAAGCGCGCCATCGATGTCCATGATAGGGATTCCAGCTGGCACAAGTCTTGATGCCACAGCTGAGGATGTGCGCTTGCTAAATGCCACGACTTCGACAGGCATGTCGCGATAGTAATCTGCCACATCGTTCGCAATGGCTTTGTCATCAAGTGAAATTGCATTGTGCCATGTGTGCAGTAGCTTGACGACGAATTGATCATCATCGATGCGCTGAGCTGCGACCAAAGCTGCATCGCGTCTATCCGGTGAACAGTCCAGCCCAAGCCAGACAGTTTTCTCCAAGTCTAAATCTAAATCATCGGTTGCACATTCTGCCCATTCTCCAGCTGGAATCGCCGAATCGATGGTCTGTACCCAGCGGCACAAGACTTCGGTGCGGACGACATCAGGCGGATCATTCATGACGGCGCGCAGATTGTCGATGTGCACAGTGTGACCGAGCGCAGGATTTGCCATTGCTGCCCCTGCCCAAAATCTTGGGGAATCATCGATCAAGTCATAATCGCTCGACCACTCAAAATATCCAATGTCATCGGCCGCACCAATAGCATTCACGCCCATCTCTTGTGAGGATGCGTAGGCGTATCTTCTTCCACTGTGCGCTGTTGCTCTTACGCTGTGAATGTAGGCTCATTAGAACCAGCCCTTACGCTCATGAAATGCCCATGCCTTGCATGGCGTTTGGTAACGAATTGTGATGTATTTGATTGTCTGATCAATCTGACGATATGGATCAAGATTGCGATACCACTGTGATCTCATCTGACCTAGCCCAAAGTGTGAGCCATTGCGAGCTTGTGGATTCCATCGAGATTCTTTGTGAATGATCTTGGCAAAGCAATTGAATTGCTTCCAATCAATGATCCTTGAATGAGCATAGAGACGATATTGATCTGCATGTGTTGCAGCGTGTACGGGTTGCATCTGTAAGACAATCGAGCCTATAAATAGGCAAAGGGCTCCCCGAACCGCCAGTCTCCTTAGCGAGCTATACGGCTTCAGCCGCTCGCTTGCAGAGCTGGACGGTAGCAGGCGTGTCAAATAGGTTGCAAATATGTGGATAAGTTGAGCGCGCTTTGGGTGTGTCGTCCACAGGTTATCCACAGGCTTCATTGCAATGCCTTTTCAATTGTTTGGATGGTTTCGCATGGATAATCTGCATAGCCTTCTTCAATACCTTGCCAGCAACCTTGACACCATACAGATTCGCCATCGTCGTAAGGCTCGTGCAATTGCACTACCTTTTGCATTGCCATCCATATATCTTCAAGAGCTGTTTCATTTGTAATTTTGTGCAGAAATTCATCATGACTCATTTATCGCCACCCCAGCCTCGACCCTTGAAATGCACCGGATTGGCACTGTAGATCCTTGCCATCGGGATTGTGCAACCATCACAGTAAGGTGCTCGATCGAGCTCATCAGTGAATGGCCTTTTGACAGTCTTGACTTTGCTGCAGACTTCGCATCGGTAGTCGTACTCAGGCATGTGCATCGCTCCTCGCCATGACGCCCATGACGCCACATCCCAAGCATTGCACAAGCACCATGCCATCACCAAGCTTCACTTCGTCCATTTTGACGCCATGATTGGTAATCTTCTTTTCGACCCTACATTGAAAGCGCAGCATCTCCATGACTGGATCTCCTCAAATTCTCGATGGGATGTAAGTTGTATTGCTCGACCCAAAATGATGGATTGTCTCGACGCTTCCAGCGTTTATCTTTGGCGATCGATACCGGAATCCATCCTCGGATCTCATAGACAGGCGATTTGCCCGTGACAAGTACAGCGATGTCAGAATTGCGATCAGTCTCACCAATGATCAGTGCTCCCGTGTCGTACTTTGTCCACTTGACTTCGATCCTCGATCCGACATCAGCTTGTGTCTTAAATGTGTTTACTGTCGGCTTGAAATCCTTGTTCCCAAAGTATCGAGCCACCACAATCTCAGCGCAGATCGATTCAGCCAATTGGCAGACATATTCATGGAATGACAGATTCTTGTCGTACCTTGATGAATGATCTGGACGGCCATTGATCTCTCGAATGCGTAGCAAAGCAATCTCAATCGATTCCATCATGTCATCGAAAGACACTTTCATTTTCATTTACACAGCTCGCAATACCACAGCTCAGGCGATCCCATGACTGTGTCATATCGACCGCCATCAAATCGCTTGAACATCTCGCATCGATCGCACCACTCAATCTTTGGCAGATCGACTTGATCTTTGGTCACTGTGCCATCTTGCATGAATCGTGTGCGCTCGCCTGTGGCGATCTTGATCATCTCCATGTCAGCCATCAGCTTTGCACCTTCCATTTTCCATCTGCGCCAAGTGTGTACCAAATTGCCGGACATTGATTTGCCTTGACCTTTTCGATGCAGACATGTCCGCGATAATCCTTGCCCGTCTTTGGACTTGTGCCAGTCTTGAGCACCATGTGGCCATGCTTGCACTGTGGTGCTTCCGGCATTAGCTCACCACCAAGCTGCGCGGCAATCTCCTCGATCGAGCTCGCAGCTGTCGCAAATCCATCCTCGCCAAATGGCTTGCTCCACGGATCATCTTCGATTTTGTCCACAAATGCCTTTGGCATCGTTTCGACTTGCTCCATGTTTTGCTTTGTTGGCCTTGTCTCAGAGCCCAGGAGTAAGCCTGCACAGCGTCCAATTGCGGATGTGACGGTATCTTCAACGAACCACCGCTTCATGCTGGGATTGTAAGACTCAACTCGTCCAAATGCGTAGTCGATAGCCGATGGCTTTTCATCTTCATACTCACGATATATCCGGCATTCCACCAAAATGTATCCAGCTTGAGCATTAAAATCGATAATCGATGTCTCAACCCGATTCGACGGGAATGTGGTGTGCAGTCTTTTGATGCGTGCAGCCACATCCTCATATCCATCCAAGAATCCGGCCATTTATTTGACCGCCTTTGTCTTGCCCATCGCCATGCCGACAGATCGGCCATGATGGTATCCGACTGATTTGCCATCCCTGTATCCCATTGAATACAAAAGTGTGGAAATTGCCAGCTGTGCTAGTACCGCAAAGCCGATGATTTGTTCTGTTGTCATTTTGCTCCCGTTTCTGTTAGGGGAGCAAGCCCTGCATTTCGCCTGACCCGTGGCAAGGCTTGCTCCCGAGTAAGAGCATGAACCAATCGGCTGACAAGGTCAAGAATCCTGCGTGTTTTTCGGCGTGTCATCCATAGATTTTGGCTTGTCTTTCAATCCATTTGATGCCAGCACTGATCCCAATGCCCCAGTCAAGAAAATTGTGAGCGTTGAAAGTAGCTCGATGAATGCTCGATCATTGGGAGCTTGATCGCCTAGTGGCTGAGTCACAAAGATCAGCGCGTACAGCATCCCAGCGACTGAGAATGCAAATGTCAGAGCTAGACAGACCCCAATGAATACGATGAGTCGAGCTTTGAGCTGCTCATTTGTCAGACGGCGTTGATGACGCGAACCCATTTGGATCCTCTCCATATATGTCCTCAGTACAGACTCCCGTAGCCTTACATTGCGGCGGATTGCACTCAGGCTTTTCCCAGTTCTCAAATTCTTGGCACTCATATCGTGTCCATCCTTGATAAGCACATGACGACAGCCCTAGCGAAAGCGATAACCCTAGAGCTGCCGTCAGTACCTTCCGAGTCCCTTCCCCAATAACCCGAAAGCCTGATCCTTTGGATTTAACCATCC